TCTCTGGTGCAGGTACTTGCGGTATCGCTTGGTTCTTAATATTTTCAACCAAAGCAACTACCTGTGCATAAGGCATATTACCTAGTGCTTGTAGTACGCCGTTTACTTCGTCAAGTGTCAATTCAAGTTTAATCATTCTAACTCCTTATATAATAATGATGATTTATTTATAGTGTATTATATACTATTCTGTTGGCCTGTGAGGCAATTAAATTTTTGTATAATTTTGCAGTATCCTCAAGCATCTGGCCAACCCTGTGCGCCAACCACAGCGATAAACGCCTCTACATCGCTAGCCTCTGCAATAGCAGTAACCAAGCGTGAACACTCAGTTATCACAGCCGCACGATATGTAGCCGTAGCCGTAGGTATAGCGACATCACGCTCTGCCTTACGAATGACCATCCAATCGGTCTGAGCCAATAACTTGTTAGCCGTGTCCTTGACTTGTGCAGTCCAGTTTGACTTTAAACCTTTGGTGACCAAGCGTTCTGTAGAGTCAACCATTGCTGGCTTGCCATCTACTGTGCCTAGCACCTTGACATACATAGGGTTGCCGTCTGTGTCTGACTCTTCCCTGTCATTCAAGAGTTTAGGGTTGTCTACGCCCCAGTAAAAGCGGTCATCGTAGGTTGTGGTTACATCAGGCACTTCAGTAATACCTACTGCATTTTTCTCTTCCAATGAAGTTAACCTAAGCCAATTTGCTGGATACGAAGTTCCATCAATGGTGAATGGAGTATCGAGTGGGATTACTGTGTCGTTGTGTTTAAACATATTACCTCGCTAAAGCGTATTTGAATGGGTTTTTGGCAAATGCGGCATATATAATTGTTCCACCACTTGCATTTAATGATGAATTGTTTGACCTAAGTTTAAAACCATTGGACAAAATATCCATTTGACCTTGCATCGTATCAACATCTTCTTCCGTACCAGATGTGTTTGCCCTTAGTACAGGGTTGCCAGAAGCATCGTTGTATGTTTGACGCATATCATCAACGATATTCCAATCGCCAGTAGCAGAAGAAAGTTTTGCCATGACAAACGCTGGTCTAAATCCCGTGTATACAAATGGGCCGTCAGCACTTCCATTGCCAGTAAACGAACCAAAGGCTGAATACCCTGCTACTGCGGAAAAGCAGTAGGCAACCATTGTGTTTGCCGCATTTGTTGTAGTTGCTGTATTGACAGAAAATACAGTTGATGATGGGGCTGTACTATTCCAATAAGCATTAGAAGCACTAGATACAGCATTTGTTAAATTTAAAAACAAGGCAACATTAACGGCATTAGAAAGAGATGAGTGATATACAGCCCAGTTCTCCGCTTGCCCTCTTGCCTTACAAATAATCATGCTAGGCGCAACACCTAACCCATGACCAACTGTTGCACTTGAGCCTGTACCCGTATAAGTCACCACGCTAAAGCCTTGCGTAGCACCAGCATTTACAGTTGATGTGATAGAGCCGTTAGTGTTGGTTACGGATGTCGTTCCCGCTTTCCATTGCCAGCCGATGATGTTAATTGCATTTGTGTTTACATTGCCGTTAGTGCCAACAGAAAACCCGTTGCTATTAAATGCTGTAAGGGTGTCTGTGTTTGTGTTTTCTGCTTGTGTATCGTTTGAGAATATACGCTTATAAATACCACGCACAGAATCAAATAAGTTGTGATAGTCACCCGCTTGATTGCGTAATTTAATCCAAACAAAGTCAGGCTGAAATGATGTTGAGCCAACAGTATTTGTAATTGTTTGCGTACTGCCATTTCCCGTATAAGTCGTAGCCGCCATATAAGCCGCACCATTAGTGATGGTTGATGCGGGTAGGTTATATGTGTTTAGTGCAACAAAGCCACTTGGGGGTGTGTAGGAGAATGGGCGTTGACCGAAGTTTACAAACCCAGACATATTGTTGGTATTGCCACCATTCTGAAACCACATCATTACTGATTGACCCACAAATGAACTTACAGAAATAGCACCTTGACTTGCATTATTTTTATAGAAAGTAACAGTCGGTGTGGCGGCATCCATATCAACAGCAACGCCAATCACATCGTTGTCAGTCCAAGTAGCGCCATACGCAGTTTCAGATGCACCGCTATTTAAAAGTCCAAGCCCTTTGTTTCCATTAACAGCGTTGTAGTAACAGGCATATACAGATGCTCTAGCAACCCCTGCGTTTACCACCCCAAACAAAGTAGTTGCGGCAGTTGTATTAGAGGTATTAACCATTTCCCAATAGAACTTACCACTTGAGAAAGCCATCGTGCCAAAAGCATTTCTACCTGTAGCGCCATAAGACAAGTTTCCGTTTGTTAAGGCAAATGCAGTCTGACCAGAAGCAAAGTAATCGCCCTGTGCTATGGGGTTCAATGTACAGAAGTTAGCCGCTGTCGCACTTGTTAGTGTTGGCACATCTTGCATGGAATCATAAGTAGCACCAGCAGTCACGCTAATGTTGTTAGGTGTCCAGTTGTTTCCGTTGCCAGAGTAGTCCTTGCCGATAGTGGCGGCTGTGTTGTTGCTGTTATCGCTGAAGTTCAGATAGAACCCATTAGTGCCGTATGTGCCAATGTACTTTTTTGGTTTCCATACGCCTGTGATGGAGTCTGTTTCACCAAATGAAGATGGGGTTAGTTGTTGACCATCAACAAAGTTAATTTCAGCAAAGTAAAGGTCAATAAAACTTGATAAATTGGCATACATTCCAAGCGCATGAAATTTAGATGTACTTGTGCCATTGAAAATGGTTGCCACATTTTGGTTTGGAAAAGTTCCAGTAAGAGTTTGCGAAACTCCATTTACATAAAGAAACACTCTATTTGTAGAAGTGGCTTGCGTAGTATCTATTGACCAAACTATGTGATACCAAGCGGATGGGTCACGATAAACTGGAGTCGAACTAAGACTTAAAAATGTGCTACCACCATCATTTCCAAAAATACTGTGGGTGTTACCAGCATCAAAACTTATAGCACCCCGTGGTGTAGAACCAGTATTTCCACTTGTACCAGCCGCAACACCGAATACTGTTTGGTCTACGCTAAAACTTCCTCTTTTTACCCAAGCACTAAAAGTAAATTTGTAATTGCTTGTTGGTGTGCTAAAAGTCCTATTAAAGTACGCACTAGCACTAGAACGAAACCGCACACTACGGGCTATGTTGTAGCCGCTAGGTCTAGTCAGCAGAGAATCTTTTGATGCAAACATTATGCAAACGCCTGTGCGTAAGTGCCGTACCAATTAGTGCCGTCAGCCACAAATGTCAAGATGTCTCGCCCTGTGGTTGCCGTAGTGGTCAATGTTGGTGCTACACCACCAGCAAACTTAACACTTGTGAATGTCGCTGTGCGTGAGCCTGTGCCATCTTGCACCGCAATCAGAATGAACGACTTACCAGCAGTAGCAGTTGGCATGGTGAATGTGCAGTTACCTGTCATCGTCACAGTCTGAACTGTTCCATTGGTAAGAGATAAGGTTTGTGTTGTGCCTGAGTTACCGATAGCCACCACAGTTTCAACATAGTTGGTTACTGTGGGATTAGTCAGAGTTTTGTTGGTTAAAGTCTCTGTGCCTGTGTATGTAGCGATTGATGCAGCAGCCAAAGTAACAGAACCAGTACCGCCATTACCAAGAGGCAATGTTCCTGTTACTCCTGTGGTCAGAGGTAAACCTGTCACATTGGTCATTACTCCAGATGCGGGAGTTCCTAGTGCCGGTGTTGTGAATATCGGACTAGTTAATGTACTACTAGCTGTTATTGATGCTGTTTTTATTTTACTTAGAGGCATTGTTTTCTCTCAAGAAATTGTTATTATCTTCTATTTATAACATCAATTTCTGTGCAGAGTCATGGTGACACACAAAATTGATAAATTCACAGGCTAAATCCTCATCATTAAAATAACGGACAATTGTTTGATTGGTGTATGTTGAGACAAAAGCCAGAAGAATATTGCTTTTGTAAACGGAGAATTTTATTGCCCATCCGTTGCGAGCGACAGGTTCCCATGAACATATGTTTTTAGATATGTCTTTTTGAAGTATTTTTCGTATGGAAACTGAAATGGGTTCTTTCTGCATACTATTATGTATGTAAAGAGAGAACCCATATTCTTAACGACCTTTGAGACTAGAACTAGCTCTATGCTTCTTGATGGCTTCGATAGCCTCTAGAATACTATTGAGAAATTTCTTCATATCATACCTTTTTGTTGTAAAATACGCACTCTATTTTTATAGTCCACATAATCTGTGGATTGATTAAGATAGTATTCCACTTCACTTGTTGGTGTAAAAGTCTTCTTAACCCAATTCCAAAAATCTGTCAGACTTGGGATTTCTACCCCGCTTAACGCATCTAACTCTTTTGACATATTAGGCCTTTGCTGTTTTAGCAAACTTCTCTAATGTAGTCAAAGCTTGTTCTGCTAATGCCTGATTGGTTTGAAACACTTGCTTAACAAATGCTGTTTGTGTATCAACAAAAGCGTTAAGTGGTTTTTGAATTTCTTTGTCGGTTACGAATGTATTAACAAAGTATTTTTTTGCACCTTGAACGGTGTCGATGAATGAATCTACTGCGAACATGTTTATCTCCTAAGACGATTAAAAAGTATGAGCCTCAAATTGAGCACTCATACAATTATATAGTAATAAAAGCGAAAATGCAAGCGTAAATTACTAGTGTGCCGAGTCTATTTTAGATTATGAAATATTGTCTTCATATTGAATCTTGGCAAGAATGTAATCTTTGACCAATGATGAACGGACAATATCATCAGCAGTAAACTCAATGCGAGTAAATGCCTTCATGTGCATGGCGATATCAAAGAATTTAAGAATACCTGATACATCATTTCTTTTCTTATTCAAGTCGGTTTGTCTATAGTCACCGCACCATAGAATCTTTGACCTGTACCCGACCCTTGTCATAACGGTATCTATTTCTTCAAAGGTCATGTTTTGCATCTCATCTACAATAATGATGGCATCATCAAATGACATACCACGAATGAATGATGTAGATATAAACTCAATGAAATGTTGTTCTTCTAACCTATCCCATGCATCACGGCGTCCAAATAATGTTTCACAGATTTGGCGATATGGTTGTTGATAGATTTCCATCTTCTCATTTACATCACCTGGTAAGTGACCAATCTCACGGCTTTGCACCGCTGAACGAACAACAATGATTTTAGTAAACGGATTTGATTTGTCTAATACTTCTTCTATCGCCTTGTATAATGCACAAAATGTCTTACCGGTGCCTGCAACACCGTGCAATGCGACAAAGTAATCACCTCGTTTGTATGCATCAAAGAATAGTTTTTGATTGTCTGTTAATGGTTCGAATGCTCTAAGGTCATCAATTCGTATTTTCAATTGATTGGTTGTCTTGGCTACTGTTATCGTTTCGTTGTTTGCTGTTTGTTTGCGAGCCATTTATTTTTCCTATTACATGTGATTTGTGAATTTTACAGGTCACCCATGAGTTATAATAAGAGTCACTTAAAAGAGCTTGTCTACTGAATATCTCAAAAGTTTCCCAATAACTACACTCTGACCTAGATTTACATAGATGTAGAATTTCTCTTGTGTATTGTTCCTCTCCGTTCTTTGTTACTTCTGCCTGTAGTTCAGTATTAGAACCCCAATAAGTTTCCCAATCAGAGGTCTTACGAATCTTTTTCTTTTTGCCTTTTATTTGACGAGTACCGGCCTTGGTAAAGAATTTCTTACCAATATATTTTCTGCCGGTTGGGTTGTGCGTAATAAGATAGACAAAGCCAAAGTATCCTTCGGCATCATCAAGTTTGAATTCTTCTGCTGTATTATGATAAAACCACATTAATCATCTTCTTCAGGAATATTCTCACTATCTAGGAGTATATACTCTGAACAAAATGGACAATAAATTGGGTCATCATCACAAAGTTCTTCATTATATTTTAGTGTAAATTCTGATTCACAGTTATCACACACATGATTTAAGGTCGCCATTAGTTACACCATGACTGTTTGGCCTCGCCGTAATATTCCCTGGCGTAACCGTTTTGAAT